TACAAATCTTAAAATAAATGATTATGATGCCTTATTTAAGAACTATAAATTGGAAGATTGTAACAAGTTACTTGGTGATATGGGGGCTAATGCTGATGTTAATTATGGAAATGCAATTACTAGTAATTTTTCAAATTTAGTTACCAATCCAAAAATGAAAATAGTTTTATCTGATGTCGGTCGTGCTCATTCTACTGACCTTGGTGATTATATTTTAGGTACTCCAGGGAACTCAAAAGTTATTAAAACAGGCGAAAAAGTTACAGGAAAATGCACAAGCGGTCCAACAACTTGGTATGGTAAAATAGGAATAAATTTAATATGGTGGAATGATAGAGGCGTTGCTAATTCCAGACACCAAGAAACACAAAAAAACATGGAAAGAAATAAATTTAGGTTGGTAGTACATGGTAATATAGATGATGCAAAGACATGGAATAAAAGGGGACTTGTTAAACCTGGAGATATTTGCACTCAACACTATATGATTAATAGTAAGGAAAAAGGTTATCATGCATCCTCTCATGGTTGTATGTGGACAGGTAAAGATTGGAGAAGTGACTACATACAAGGAGATAATATAATGGCAAGCAGGAGTCAGACAAATAAAGATGGAAGAGATGGTGATTTTAGTGTTTGTCTTTGGAGACGTGATGACCTTCAATAAGTTATTAACTTTTATGTTATTATCATAAATTAATGTAATATGTATTTCTTTTTTTAAAAAAATTTTGGTATATTTGCAAAAAAATATATTGAAAGTTATGAATAAATTAGGGTATATTGTTACGGATAGAAAGATTAGTAATGTTAAAGAATTCGTTGGGGTTGTTGATGATATTTCATTGGCAGACCCAACGAAACCCGTTTTAATAGTTGGCATAGATTTGGCAAAAAAATATATTGATAAATTTTCAATATTGGATAAAAAAGTAAATGATAATTTATTTTGGACATTTAAAAAAACAGAAAATAGAGTTGACTTTGAAAATGACATAAATTATTTTTATAATTATATAATATATAATATATATAAAAATATTAATTATTATTATATTAATATTTTAAAATTAAAATATAATAAAATAAAAAAATTATATAATATATTATTTTCTACAAATAAAAAATATATTTATATAAGTAATAATATTATTTATTTATTATATAATAAAAATATTTTAGGAATTTCTATTACAATTCTTGAATATTTGAAAATAGATATGAAAAAGTTTTTCAAAAAACTTTATTCAAATGAAAATAACGTGATATGCACCAATGCATCTGATTGTGTTAAAAGCATAAAAAGTGAAATTGGAAATAATAAATACGCAATACCGTATTTTATGTCAATATTATAAAAAATGTCAGAAAAAAAAGGAGTAATCATAGGAACATTCGTTGAAAAAAACAAAATTCTATCATTTTTGGAAATGTTGAAGAATAAATTTTATGTCAATTATGATAAGATTTTTGTTTATACAATGAGTTCAAATGAAAAAGAGTATTTAGTTACTTTTAAAACATACAATAAAGATAGATTTATCAAAAAATTGTATGGTTCTACAATAATGCACGTGAAAAACGGGTGTTTATTCTCAATAAATGCGTTAAATAAGTTAATTGAAACTGATTATAATTTCAAAGAAGAGAAGCCATACAATGAAATTGAGATAAATTGGGATGAATACAAAGATAAACTAATAATTTTAACAAATGGCAATCTAAATATCAACAATTTATCAAAAATAGAGGATAAATGTTCTTTTTTTAATTAAAAAAGATATTTATATATAAAATATATAATATTATGGCATTTATAATTAAACATTCACAGGATATTAAACCACAAAAGAAACCAGCAACAAACAATAAAGTAGAAAATAACAAAGATATGGATAAGATTTCAATGGCAGAGCAGATAATTAATGATACACCTGCTCCAGTTAAGAAAATTAAGAAAGACAAAGGTCTTATAGAAAGAACTGAAAGTTCAAAAATTGTTATAACAGAAGATAATAAACAACTTTTGGTTGATTAAATGAATTATCAAGATGGCAGATTATAAATACTTAAAAGAAAATAATCTATTTGAGGCTCATATGCGCTTTATGAAAGCAATTGGTGAATCATTTGGGTATTCTCCTATTGAAGAAGCCGATGATGACCAAAATGCACAGCAAGACCCAAATGCAGGTGGTATGCCTCAAGACCCAAATGCAGGTGGTATGCCTCAAGACCCTATGGCAGGTGGAGACCCAAATGGAGGAATGCCGCCAGCACCAGATGCTATGGGCAGCGACCAACCACCAATGGATGGTGGAATGTCTGACCCAAATGCAGGTGGTGCATCTCAAGACCCTATGGCAGGTGGAGACCCTATGGGTATGCCAGGTCCTGACGATATGGAAGGTTTAGACGAGGGAGAGCCACAGGAAGAAGAGGATGTTATTGATGTAGATGATTTAACAAAGGCACAAGAAAAAACAAATGATAAGGTTAATTCAGTAGGAAAAGACCTTGGAAAAGTTGATGCAAGGATTGAAAAACTACTTGGCGCAATTGAATCATTGGAAGGAATGTTTGATAAAAATAATCAGGAAATTGCTGATTTAAGGGCAGAATTTGAAAAAAGAAATCCAACTCAAACTGAAAAGTTAAATCTTCGCTCATTAGATTCTTATCCATTTAAAATAAGACCAACTGATTATTGGAAAGAAAAGGGAGAAAACAGCAATTATTCAGCGTATGCTGACAATGAAGAGCCAACAACACAGGAATATGTAATAACAAATAATGATGTTGACGATTTCAATGAGAGAGAAATTGCTGATTCTTTCAGCGTACCAGACGAACTAGAACAAGATATAAAACGTATTTTTGGACTATAAAATAAATTAGAAAAGAGTAACAAAAAAGTTACTCTTTTTTATTTTTCTGATATTTATATAAGGAAATATTTTTATTTTTGAAAAAATTTTTGTATATTTGTAATAAGTAAATTTAAGTGTCTAGAATGGCACATTTTTAATATTTTTAATTTTATGGCAGAAAAAATTTTAAGCGCAAACATTGACGCAAATGCTGTTACAGAACAATATGAAAAAGAGTACACAGCAGCAACTACAGCAAACAAAAAAAAGACTGAATTTAACGAGAAAAATTATCTTCAGGCAAGATTAAAACAAGGAGAAAAAACTAAAACACTCACAATTAGATTGTTACCATTCTCTCCCGAAGGCGGCAGTCCATTCAAGAAAATCTTTATTCACACAGTTAAGGTCAACAAGGAGTTAAATCCTGGAGGTTGGCGAACATTTGTATGCCCTACTCATAATGAAATGGGTGACAAGTGTCCGTTCTGTGATGTGTCTGCAAAGGCTAAAGAATATAGATTTAAAACTGATATTGAAGTTGAAAAGAAAAAATATGGAGATATTGAGTTCATGAATCGTGCAAAGCCAGCTTGGATAGTAAGATGCATTGAAAGAGACCACGAGGAAGATGGCGTTAAGTTTTGGCTTTTCAATGATGCTAAATCTAAAAAAGGTGTTTATAATGATATTATGAACATATATTTTGAAAGAAAAAAGGCAGCAGAAAGAAAAGGAAAAGATTTTAATATTTTTGACCTTAATGAAGGAAAAGATTTGATTATCACTCTTTCAAAAGATGAGAATGGAAAGACTGTAACAAAAGTTGTTGATGATGATGAGAGAACTCCATTAACAGAAGATTATGAGCAAGGTATGGCTTGGATAAATGACCCAAAACAATGGAATGAAGTTTATACTGTTAAACCATATGAATATATGGCTATTGTAGTTAATGGTGGTGTTCCTGTATTTGATAAGAATCAAAATAAATATGTTGACCTAGAAGAGAAAAAAGAGGAAGATAAGAAGGCAGCAGAGGAAGAATTGAAAGAAAATCTCACAGAACACACAAAGGATTTTTCAACATTTGTTAAGGAAGAAGAAACAGTAAAAAATGAAATGATAATAGATGGTGATGATTTACCATTCTAATTTAAATAATATTATTTTAATAAATGTGTAAACTATATTTTTCTTTTGGGGTAATGGGTTCATCAAAATCATTAAGATTGTTGGCAACAGCACACGATTTTGATGAAAAAAATATTCCAATTTTAGTTTTAAAACCTTCTGCTGATACAAGGGATGGAAAAGATAAAGTTAAATCAAGAGCTGGATTAGAAAGGGATTGTATTTCAGTTGAGCCAAACGTTAATTTATATACAGCAATTAATGAATATAATCACGTTAGAATGGTTGAATTTAAAGAACCGTTAAGATGGGTGTTGGTTGACGAATGTCAGTTTTTAACTGAAGAACAAGTAGACCAATTATCAGATGTGGTTGATTTCTTGGATATAAACGTTATATGTTATGGTTTAAGGACAGATTTCAAATCAAAACTATTTCCTGCATCAAAAAGACTTTTTGAACTTGCTGATGATATTGAAGAAATTAAAACATCATGCAATTGCGGAGGAAAGGCTTCAATAAATGCAAGATTTTCGCCAGAAGGGGAAATTATTACAGAAGGAAATCAAATTCTTGTCGGTGGCGATGATTTGTATCACGCAATTTGTAGAAAGGATTGGAAGAAATTAATAAGAAAAAAATAATAATTAGTTATGAAACAAGCAATAAAGAAGAAAACGTTTACAAAACCAAGTGTTAGTAGCATTAAAGAAAAGTTAGGTCTTAAAGCAACAAAAGACCATATGGTTGTGTCTAGCGCTAACAAACCTGTTGAATTTATACCTATGCCAGAAGCATTTGAAGATGCTTTAAAACTTCCAGGAATACCTATGGGTGAGGTGACATTAATATATGGCCATTCAAATACTGGAAAGAGTGCATTAGTAAACTGTTTGGTAGCATCATGTCAAAGGCAAGGAATTTTACCAGTAATATTTGACACAGAAAATCACTTCTCTTTTAAATTTGCAATAGATTGCGGAATGCAAGCAGAACCAATATACGGTGATGTTGATGTTGAAGCTATAGATGAAGAAACAGGAGAAATAACAATTGAAAAACAAAAACAAATTATAGATTATGATGGAGATTTTATCTATATGGATAGTGAAATATTAGCTGACAAATATGGAGATATGGACTATTCAGCAGGTAAAAAGGTTAAGAATAAAAGAAAAGTTGCTGTTATTGAAGATATTGCATATGCAATAAATGATATTTTAGAAATGCAAGACAATGAAGAAATAAAGCAGCCGTTATGTTTCATATGGGACTCAATAGGTTCTATTTCTTCATATAGGTCTCACACAAGCAAAGTTAATAATGCAATGTGGGATGCTGGCGCTTTAAGTGTTGCATTTAATACAATAGTCAATAATAGAATACCATCTTCAAAGAAGATTTCTAACCCATATACAAATACACTTGTATGTGTTAATAAGGTTTGGCTAGATTCAATGTCAAGCCCAATGTCTCCTCCTTCAATTGCATTAAAGGGTGGAAAGTCATTTACATATTCTTCTCGTCTTAGTATTCAACTTGGAGGTGTGCTTAAAGCATCAACCAAGAGGTTAACGGCAGAATCATCAGGTAAAAAATATGATTATGGAATTATAACGAAGATTAAAGTTGATAAAAACCAACTTGATAGCCCATTCAATTTAACATATGAAGGAACATTCTGCTGTGTTCCGGATGGTATAATATCAGAAGAAAAGCTTGATGAATACAAGAAGTCTCATATTAAAGATATTATTAAAACATTAAATGAACAACTTAGTAAAGATGGTAAAAATGGAGATATAGCAGAAAGTGATGTTGTGTTTACGGAAGAAGAAATGGAAAATGAATAAACAAAAAAATGGGTGAGCCTTAATTGGTTCACCCATTTATTTTATAAATTATCTTACCATTATTCCGCTATATGGCATTGCCTTCATTTTAAGAACATTCATAAGGCTTTCATTCATATCAGCCTGATTTTTCATTTGATTCCAAGGCAACATACGGTCCAATCGCTCTTTTAATTCATTCAAAACAGCGTCTTTTTCCTGCTTTCCTTGGTCTATTAACATTTGGTAATCCAACTGCATTTCTGCTTCAGGTATTTTTACAACTCCTGACGCATATCCTCTGATATTACCAAGTAATATTTTTGCTTCTGCTATTAATAAACGTCTTACAATCTGTTGCGTTGGATAATTAAGTAATTCATAATGCATTTTGTTTAATGGCACTTGGTCAGGAGTAATTAACAACGTGTCTTTGTTATCAAGCATACATTGTTCTGTGGTATTTCCATCTTCTCCAGTAGAAACATCATAATATGTATACCAACAAATACAGTTCACATATCTACCCCAACCATAAGCATCATCAGCAGATAAACCACCTAACATGTTTTTTGAACCAGGTACTGACATAAGATGTACAAGGTGAGTTCCATTTGG